GCTTTTGAATTATATACTTTAGTGGCATTTAATTCTTTTTGTATTGTATCTGGTAGTATGTATCCTCTTAATCTAATATTAAAAGTACCAGTAACTAATCTATCTTTACCTTGAGTTAATTCAGTTGCTGTAGTAAATGTATCTATAAATGCTCTAAATTGAAACCTTTCAGGCATCCCCCAATAAGCATCTGAAGCGTATTCACATGCTTCTATTACTTTATTTAATTGTTCCATATAATATGTCTGAATTATACAGCTATATTCCATTGTAACATAATCTGGTTGTGCTACAACATGGAATTTTTCAACAGGTTTTCTGTTATTTAAAGTACCAAAATTACTATAAAAGTTTTTTGGACTATATTGTTTAGACCATTTACCATATAAATTAGGTTGGTTTGCATCTAATTTGTTTGCTACTGTTCTATCTTTTGATAAAGAATCTCTTTTAAGTACAAGAATAGGTAACATAATAGCACCTTTTTTATCTCTATAATACCCATCACGTTGGAATGATTTCCATCTTTCAGGAGCACCATATATTACTGGTACTTCCCTACGTTGACCATTTTGATATACAAATGGTTTTATTTGGTTTTTAAAATAATAAAATATAGCTTCATCAATATCTTTTATACCAATAGAATATTGTTTTGTAGTATCATCTTTCATACTCATTTGAGATGATCTATTCTGTGCTATTCCTGTATCTTGATAATTAGGATTAACTGGCATATTAGCGTCATTAGGATTTGTTTGAATCCCTCTGTCTTCAAAACCTTCAAAAGCACGATGTTTGCCTTCACTTAAGGTTAATTGATATTTTGGTATTGGTTTCCTTGGTTTTGCCATTACATTCTTTCTATATTAGGAGAAATTGCTACTTTATCTGCTGGTATGTAATATGTCGATACTAGTATTGAAACATTATTACCAAATTTTTCTAATCCTGGATTTAATGGGTTTGGTGTTCCATCAGAATCATTATTAGGATATTCAGGATTTTTACCTCCCCAATATTGGTTAGCAATTGTACTTTGAACTCCATAGTACCCTTCTTCGAATAATATAATATCTCCTACTCGAGGTACCACGTCTTTTTCAACTAAATCATCTCTTAGGAAGTAAAAATTAATACTTTGATCAAATTGTACACCTTCATTATTTAAGGAAAAGTCTTGATCACCTCTATCCATTAAAACATTAAATAGAAAAGGACCATCATAATATTTTTCTTCAGCTGCTTCGCCGTAAATATTAACTTTAGTTTCTTCTAATTTAAATTGATAGATAGCGCATTGTTGAGTAATAATATTACCCATAACCTCTCTATTAAAATTTCGCATCAGAGACCAATCTCTGACTCCTGTAAACATTGCCATATTATCCTATAAAAATAGTCCAAGGGACTTGTTGTAATTCTTTCATTTTAGAATCTGCCTCATTAGCTCTTCTTTCTAATGCTGCCATTCTAGATGTTTCATCAAAATAAGTTCTTAATCTTTCGATTAATGCTGTTTTTTCTGCTGTTGCGGCAGCTATTAAATCAGATTGGTTAAGCGTTACATCTGCGTTAGGGATAGGAATTGTACTATATTTACCTCTTACGTAACCTAACATTTCTTTAGATAATGCTAATGTATACTCAAATATCCATTGTCTTCCAACTGAATTAATAAATTCATATGTTGGATTTTCGTATGGGGCATTTGATACATTTGTAACTCTATCAGCTTCTTGACTAACAGATGTTGCTATTCTTTCGTCTCGTATAATATATTCAAACCAAATTTGAGGTCCTACTGATCCTGAAGGAACATCATTAAAACTTGGAATTGGGAATACTTTTAATTTATCGTTTCTTATTTCAAATGAATAATTATTTAATCTAATTTGCTGGTTTAATTCTATTTGTTGAATTACTTGTAAATCATAATTTAAAGGAGCCATTAAATATCCTAAACCATCTCCAAATCCTCCAATACCCATTACTCCAGCAGCTAATACACCACCAAATCCAAATCCATTATAAGGATCAAGATAACGTGCTGATGCTGGATATGGTTCTTGATAAAATACTCTTTTTACTTCTATTCCTTTACTACCATAAGCAGCCGAACCTGTACCTAATGAACTAGTTATTTGACTTTCTGAAATAAAAGTACTAAATGAATATTCTTGTTGACTTGATGTTAAAGCAAATGAACCTGAATAATAAGGTACATTTCCTCCACTACCTGCTTCTTCACCATATTGTTCAGTTAATCTTACAATTGGTTCAAAATTCGGTGTTATAAGCGCTTGATTTAAACTTGACCCAGTGGTTAACCCTTCAATTGATAATTGGTTATCTCGTATTTTATACGCGTATAACTCATTACCATACGTGGTAACAGCTTCTTCAAAAGCAGTAAAAAATGATCCAGATTGTAATTCTATATCTACTAAAGGATATCCTAATCTAGCAGCACAAAATTTAGCTACTTTAACTGCATCTGTTTTAAATTCATCATCTGCATTATAGAACCCAAATGGTACTGCGCTATTTACCCATTTAGGGCAACCATCATAAATTGGTATGTTCATATCTAAACTATTTTATTATAAATATGAAAAAAAAAGGCCGAACTAACGTTCGGCCTAATTTCATTTAATCTTGGTTAATTACTCATTATAGAGTGTTTAAACCTGCGATATCAATTGTTCCGTAGAATTCTGGTCTAACCATTTTCTTAGCATATCTAGTCAAGAGACCTTTACGTGGAGTAAACGTTTCTGGATCATAGATTAGCGGAGTCATGATTAATGGAATATATGGAGCAAATACAGCACCTGTTTCTAAGAACTGAGATCCTCTAAATCCTAACAATACTACGTTAGATTTCATGTAAGGGTTCTTATAAACTTTATATCTTCCGTTTAATTGACCAACTTTCTGAACACCAAAAGCGTAAGTTGCTTTAGCAGCATCTCCATCAGTGTCAGCAGCAAATCCTGGAATAGATTCTAGGATAGTACCTACAGAAGGAGAACATACTAGGAAGTTTGCTCCACCTCTTAAAGTCTTCTGGTGAATGATGTTACTTAATTTTTGGATTTTAGTTCCTAATGTTTGGAACCACTGTCCTTGAGAGTTGTAGAATCCTAGGTTAGTTTGAGCACCTGCAGCACTAGTAATACTAATGTTGTTTTCAGCTGACCATACTTCGTTACCAGCAGCAGCGCTACTAATTAACATATCAAGAATTTCTAAGTCAATTTCTAGTGAAATGTACTCGCTTAAGATAGAAGTTAATTCAGCTTCAGCATCTAATGCATGGTATGCATTTAAATCCTGTGCGAATTCTGGCGTCCATACAGCTTTCAATTTTCTAGTTTTTGCTACGATAGCAGATGATTTCATCTGTACGTTAATTTCAGGGATTGAAATTGATGGAGAGTTTAAGCTGTTAGGCTCTGGGTTTCCATCTTCAAAGTCACCTCTGTATTGATCAGTTGGTTGTAGTTGGTAACAAACAGTGTTTGTATCGTCAACTGCTACTGCAAATGATTTACTTACGATAAAGTTAACAACATTGTTATCTGCATCATATTTAGTAAATTGAGATAATTGGTTACCAAGAAGTGAATTTGCGATAAAATCTAAAGATCCTGTACCGAATTGGAAAGCATTAATACCTTCTTTATCTAAGAAATCTAAATCTCCTGCATCAACACTTACTTTATCAAATGTAGGGAATCCTGAAGCACCTGAATAAGCTGAATCATAATCCATATCAGCTAAAGTAGCTGTTGCTACAGCTGATGATGTAGCGTATACAGATTGTGTGTTGTTAACTGAATAACCGAATCTACCTGATCCGTAAAGACCACCTTCTGAGTCGTTTCCAAAGTTGTTTCCACCTATACTGTTACCGTATAAAGAAGAACCACTTAAGAATGGTGTTTTGTCGCTTCCGTATTGGAAGTCTAAGAAAAATACTAGTCCTGATGGTAAGTTCATTGGTTGAACGCTAACAAATTCTTTTGCTGCGATTTGACCAAATACTTTTCTTACCAA